GCGAAAAGCGGCCCAAAGGCGGTAATGCCCTCGAGGCGGCAAGGTCACTTCACAGTGATCCTGCACTTGGTTGTATAACGCAGGGTTGGTTCTCCGTCCGGTTGCCCGGATAGGAAAGCCATATATGACGTGAACTGGAAAGGATGGGAATCCCTCCTGATGTTGAGATCTCTCTCAATGCCATAGTCGTTGCGTGCCGAGAACTGGAATTCCTTCCATTTCCAAGTTTGCAACGGTTTAGACCACGTCACATGCCGACTAGCCATCATCACATCTAGCGGGACTGTAAAAGCCCCGTTTAGGTTGCGCTGAGCAGCTAGTGAAGATGCATACCTCGAAGAGGTAGAAGGACCGAAGCTAGGCCGCATAAAGCGGCTCGGCTCTGGAACAGCATCTCGTACAATGTGGAGAATCGGCGCGAAGAAATTTCGCGTCAGCTCGCCACGTTGACAGGCATTGTGGAATACCATCAGCGAATGAATGCTGTTTAACTGGTAGTCCACTTCTACGGGACGAACGTCCCGACCCCTGTGCCAATCCGCCCCACAACTCTCACGAAAATCACCAGAAGAGAAACATTTCTTCTGATTCGGAGAGAACCCAAGGAATCGCAACAGGGGGACCAGAATCTCATAAGCAGCTGTAGGAACGACAATGTCGTCACCGTAGATTGCCCAAGACTCTGACCCCCAACACCTCGACGCGCGCATAGATGCGCGCGCCGCGGCGGCGAAGATTAGGGTTTCAAGTGGAAAGGTAAAGTTGTTGCCCATCGATGAGAATTTTGCAAAGCTCATCGAGCTCTTAGAACCCGGAAGGGTTCCAGAGTGTGATCTGACCCGATTCATTAGGTCAAACCAGGGACCTGGCAGCAAGTAGTACACCAGTGATGTAGATACGGTGTCACTTGCGGAGGAGAGATCGACTGTGGCGTAAGTGCCATAGGCCGACCCTTCCCGTGCCAGGAGCTGATTGTGCAACTGGGTATCGAGGAACAGTCCGCTACCGGCGAGACGCCGGCGCAAAACTGTGTCGATCCCCATCTGCACGAATCCGTTCAACAACGGTTCAACAGCGATCGTTCGAAACGTTTTCGCTGTCTTTGGCACAAAGCCAAGTTTGTTGCTGGTAACCTTTGTTACTTTCTTATTAACGCGCGATACGAATTCCTCCTCATCATAACAAACGATGGGGCGGCCGGGCTCATGTAATATGAGCTCGCGTAACCGGGGATTTCTCCCCAGTGCGGTAGTAGCAAAAGGTAGAGCTTCGGGTGTACACGTCCATTCACTAGCCAGCACCTTGCGGTGTAAGCTAGTGGCATTTCCGTGCACGCCAAGTGAAGCTCCAGGACCAAAGCCACAGTTACGGTAGACTTCATCCAGGTTGGGTCGAGACCCAACTACGGACGAGATCCAGCGCCGCATATCCTCAAGAAGAGGGTAGAAGCGCGACCGATAGAGAGAACCCCGCCTATTAAAGCGGAGGTTTGTCCTCTTACACTGTCTCTCGGCTCTTTCAAAGGTTTCGAGGGCGGCCCTTTTGGGGTCGATCTCGGGTATCCATGAAGATTTCCATGGATATTTCCTGACAAGAGCGGCTAACTGACGACTCACAAAATGCAACGTGAGGTCTGAAAATACTTCAGTGTTCAGACGGTCAGCCCAGTCAAGCAACCGAGAAATATTCCGGGCGCGAAGTGCGCCTAGAGCAATCTCTGGTTTTAAGACTGGTGGTGAATCCTCCAGCAAAGCCCGGAGTACTGTGAAGTACACCGGATCATCCCCTTCTTCCCAAAGTGGGGAGAAGGGGTCTACCATCTGCTTACGCCGATGATGCACCCGTGAGGGTGTTTGTGATGCTCTTTTGGATTTCATTGCGATTTCCTTCATGATGACAATAGCCTAGCAGGATTGCTAGACTAGAGGAACGTCGAGACCAACGCGACTAAGACTACAATTACGTAGTCGTAACAGTCCCACAAAAAGTCCATGATCAGAAAGTCAGATCATGTTTCTTGATGAGGAGACCGGCAGTTGCGCTGATCAAGAAATCCCCCACGTCATCACGAAGAGCATCAACATCGGCATCAACCGCCCCAACGGGGAGGGAAACATCAACCGAAATGATGGCATCATGCTTTGAGCCATCAGGAAGGGTCAACGTTTTGACGCGCTTTGCGTTCGAGCGTGCAACGCCGCTGAAAGTAGCGGTCGCCTTCGGCAGAGTCCGTCCAAGAGTCAAGGTATCCTTGATCGTAAACGAATTCGCCGGGCCGACGTACTTGACGCGGTTTGCGCTTTCAAACGTATCCTGTTCATATGCCAGGGTGTTGAGTGTGATAGCCATTATGGTTATCCTTTCATGATTTGGGAATAATTTCCCGGGTTAAACCTCGGCCTAAGCTTTAATTAGCCTAGACAGAAGTGCGAATGCATCGGCAGTCCGCTTGAAGTCCAACGTTTTCCGGAAGGTAATCTCCTGGAAGCGATGGGTCAAGCCTATGCTGATGCTAGGCCGGCGAGCAGTTTCAACGCTCGTGTAGCTACTTGACAAAGTTGTACCACCACCAATGTAACGATAACTCACATTGTCACCAAGTTTGGTGACTGTAGTTTGCACTACGTGAGCAATCGTCGTTTTGGTAACGGTCCACTCGGCCAAGTAATTAACACCGGCTTTGGGTGTTACAGCCGCGATCCACTCCTGTATGTTCACGAACCACTCAGCAACAAAGCTGAAGGGCACGAGTTCTACAAGAGCGGCCGGTATATCTTGCGGACGGACGCCAGTACGACTCTGGAGCGAGAGGGAGTGCTCATAAAGCACTCCACATCTCACTTCAACAGTCGCATCAACGTTCCATACGCGAGAAGAGGTACCGCCAGTCACGCTCCCGTTGTGTACGGAAGACGCACTGGTCGTCGCGCTCTTTTTCGAGCGCGAAGTTTGACGCGGCGCAAGTCGCGGTTCTGCTAGTAAGCCGATAAGACCATTTATCTCCATGACCAATGGAGTGATATGATATCGGTATTCCAGCCACTTCGAAGAAAGATATTATTTGAAAGAGAACGATG